AAATTATACTGTCGATGCTATACTTGGAGAGGAAGAAATAAATCTGATTGACATTATAAATTACGATGATAATAATATCGCTGATATGTTATTATTTGAACGGATGAAAATTTTACGTGGGCAGTTTGATAGTTATGAAAATGTCATAGTGCCCGGTCCACATGATACACGTATCACTGACGAAGAAGGGCTTGAAGACTCGGTAAAAGAAATAAAGAAGGAACATGATGTCATACTGTTGAGAGATAATAAGTCAACTTACATGAAAGGGGAAACAAGACATCCAAAATGGCTTTTACTTCGTGAAACAAAAGATTTCAATTTCATCGTTCTTGATAGAAGAGGCACTGGCCCATATACATACCAATTAGGCGCAGGTCCTATTAACAATGCATCAGTATTGGGTAATCGGGCAATAACCTTAGAAAACAAAGATTACATGGATATTGGAACTGCAAGAAATCAACAAAAACTTTTCAAAGTGGGCGATTTAGTAAGAGCGAAAATAAGTGGTTTAGGAAAGAAAAGAAGAGGTGGGAGAGACATATACAATGTTCACATACAAGAGATTGTTGATGAAGGAGAGGGAGAAGGGGCAGCGAGCGCTGAATCTTTAGACCTGCTTACCAAATCTTTCTCTCCAATACTCATACCACATGATGTAGATATGGAAGATAACAAATTAAAAATTATCCTTAAAGATATTGATACAGTAAATTATGAAGTTGAATATATAGAAGATAAATGGTATTTACAAAACGTAACAACAGATATAGGCGATTTACGAAAATCCAATTACTCACTTTCGCTTGCTGAAAGTTTACAACCATTTTGGGAACCTATTGCTTCACTTATGTTACAAGGTTACATTAAAAAATTAGAGATAAAAGAAAAAAAGCCACCTAGTCGTAAAAGGCAAGAGGAACAATCTGCTGGTGTATTAGATGCAAAGGATGAAAAAAGAATTCTAAAACCCACTACAATCAAAGCGGCACACGTCTTTACTCGTGCCATTGATATGTTAACAAAAGAAAAAATGACATGGACAGGTCCGAAAGGGCTTGGGATAGACATGGCTACACCTGTTGAATCACCACAAGGGCCAACAAAATTAACTGAAGATTCAAATTTACCTGATTATGATGGAAAAAAACGATTTGATGAAGAAGATGAAGAAGATGAAGAAGATGAAAAAGAATCTGTAAAACATATCGATTTACGTACAGATGCAGGTGAGTCCATCGCTTTTGACAAAAATAAGGATGAAGTTAGTATATCTCAAAAATAGATAACTATAAATAAAAAAACAAAGAATCATTCCTTTCAATGCTGACCATGCGAAGACCGTCATCAGGCATTTCCATTCTAAAGAGTGGGAATGATTTGGTTGTCGCTGGTTACGCATCAGTTGAACTCGTTGACAAGCAAGGTGACCTAATTACAAGAGGGGCACTCAATGATGCTTTTGGAAACTTTATGAAAAGTGACAAATACCGAAATGTTCAACTTGCACACTCTAACATACAAGTTGGAGAAGTTATTGACTCATACGTTGACAAAAACGGAAGAATGTGGAAATCTGAAGTGGATGACACAGGAATGTTTGTTGTCGTAAAACTACGTAATGATATAGAAAAAGCACGAGAAGTAGCAGCCGAAATAAGAAAAGGTAATTTGCAAGGCTTCTCAATCGGAGGACAAGCATTCAAGCGAGTCCGAAAAGCAGACAATTCTCATGGTGAATACCAAGAGATAAGTAAAATGGAACTCCATGAAATCACGATTTGTGAAAAAGGTATTAACCCTGAAGCACAATTTCGTATTCTGAAGGAGGATATAACTATGACAGAAGAACAAAGTTTAATGGAAATGATGAACAAACTAGATGCCCGTCTTGATGCAATGGAAAAAGGAGAAATGCCTAAAGGTTTGAAAGAACACCTTGATTCCAAGAAAGACAAGAAGGACATGAACGAAGAAGAAAAAATGTCCAAGAAAGAGGACGAAGAGGAAGAGAAAAAGAAAGACGACAAGGACGACAAGATGTACGCTAAAGAAGAGTATTCAGACTTTATCACCAGCGAATATCTAAGTTTCTTGGAAGGCACTCTCTCAAAGAGTGGTGTTGACATAGAAGCCGCTCGTGACCACTTCGGAAATCTTGAGAAGGCACAACTTGGTGGTTTCGATAACCCCGATTCAGTGGATGGTGCTGACTATTTCGCTGGACAAGTTCGTGGCCGAGGACAAGAGAATGGTTCTCCATCTACTGGAGCAATCAGCGCCGTATCTGCAACTGGTGGAAAAGAACCAGCAGGTGCAATGGGAGCAGCATCGTTGGCAAAGCAATACTTGTCTGCTAACAATGTAAGTCAAAGCGACATTCATGCCGCATATGAAGTTTACAAAGCCGCCGCAGAAGAACAACAATTCAGAAATGAACTTGAAGGATACTTCTCCAACAGGTTCACTGAAGAACAAACTGTTGCTAAGTCAAATGCTGAAAAAGCAGCCTTTGATGCACGTGAACCTCTTTCACATGTTCTCAAGAGTATTGAAAACTTAGAAGAGAGAATCAGCAATCTTACCACAGAAGGAACAGTAATCGCTAAGTCTGCTGATTCCGGTCTTACAAACATTAATGTTCCAACAACGCATGACCTTGCACACATGTCTTGGGATGAGGTACACACTCTTGCCAACAAGGTTTACCGGGGTGCATGAGGAGAAGGAAAAAATTATAGGAGATGAAAAATATGGCAAGAGATTATATTAGAACAGTACAAGATATGGAACGCTATTTCTACGGCGCAGGAAACGCTATGGGATATTCTTACAGCGGTTCAGAACTTTTGAAAGCAGATAGCCCAATGTTGTCCTCAACCGCCGGTACATACCAAGCAATTTATGGCCGAAAGGTTTGGAGTCAACTTAACCAAGAATTCAATGCATTTAGCATTCTACCGAAAAGACCGTGGGAGCGAAGTGGTTGGAGAGTTGTAACTCAAAAACCATCTTTCACCGTTGGTGGAGGAGTTGCAGAAAACGCAACACTACCTGACACTACCAAACCTATTTTCCAGCACATTGCTGCAAAACCAAAAACTGTTGTCCACACATTTGACATGAGCGAAACAGCCATGTTCCTTGCTGACAAAGATGACGGTCTTGGTGACATTCGCAGCGTTTTGAAAGAAGAAATGGGTAAGCACCACGCAGAACACATCAACAGAATGTTGTTGACCGATGTATCAACTGCTGCTGCAAACGATTTTGAATCGCTTGACAGGGTAACAACTGCTGACTCAACTGCTATGACCTCAGGTACTCACTACGATGCTGGAGATGAAGACATTTACTCAATTGACCGAAGTGCTAACTCTTGGTCCTTTGCAGAAGGAAATGCTGACACAGCAAGCACCAACAGAACACTATCACTCGACCAATTGGACGATTTGTTCCAAAAGATTTGGGTCCGTGGTGGTAATCCAAAGGTTATGCTTACTGGATACGACACTTTGATGAGACTTCAACAACTTCTCCAAAGCCAACAAAGGTTCATGGAAGAAAAGAGAGTCACCCCAACCTACAACGGTGTAAAGGGTGTACCCGGTGTTGAGGCTGGTTTCATTGTGGCTACCTACAACGGTGTCCCAATCATTCCATCCAAAGACGTACCAGCAGACGGCCTAAGCCGAATTTACTACCTTGACACAGACTACTTGTACTTTAGCACCGCTATTCCAACCCAATACTTCGAGAGTGGAATTGAAACTGGCGACCCATTCGCTATCAACCGCCTCGGACAAGAGGGAATGTACCGAACCATGGGTGAAGTATGGACAACTTTCTTTGGAGGTCACGGTTCTATCCGAGACTTGAAGTGAGGCGATTGGAGAAAAAAATAAATGGAGATGATGATAAATGGCACATAGTAATTTGACAGTAACGACAACATATTTGGACATTGCAATTGGTGGTAACACACCCGGCGCACCTCAAAAAGTTCCTAACGCAGATGGAACTGTTGGAGATAACACCGCATGGCAATCCGGTACGGCTGCCGCAGGGACTTACCCCGGCGCACTCACCGGATTCAATGCTGCTAACTCAAGCAGTAACAAACCTGTTTCTGGTTTGAGACTCATTTCAGTCTCACTTACCGGTGACACTGGAACCGCACACACCTTTGATGTAAATGCATACGACAGTGGACTAAGCAAGGTTTTCGCTTTAGTATCCCTTGTTAACGATACCGACACTGACGAATCTTTGTTGGCGGCGGCTACCGTAGTTGCACACGAATCAGGTACAATTGCATACACCACCGCTGGAAACACAGACGTAGTATTATTGACCGCTATCGTAGGTTGAGGTGATTAATTGCCTTCTGTTACCTTTTTAGGGCCTCTTTACGAAACCCCCATGCGAGATAAAAAAGACTCGTGGGTTCGTGGAAAAGAGGTTGAGGTAACACATGAATGGCTTAAAGCGAATCGTAGGTTTCTTCCTCCCAACAAATTTAGGATTGTGGAGGAAGAGCCTACTTCAGCAGAAGAAAGCAATGTCCCTGATGAAAGTTGGAATAGAAAAGACATCGTATCTTGGTTGAAAGAAGCAGGAGTGCAAATGGGTAGCGGTTACTTAACCAAACCCGCAGCACTCATGCTCGTGGAAAAGCATTTAAATGAAGGTAGTTTACAATAATTATTGGAGATGAAAAAATATGGCAGCAGGACATACTAACGACACAAGAACACACGTATTGGGCGACATGCTCATGATGACCGGAACTTTCACAGATGGCGGAACTGATGTTTCATACGCTCAAACGTTAACCAACGTTTTTGCAGCAGGTGGACACGTAACAAGTCTATACAGTACCGGAATACAAGCAGATGGACAAAAAACAGCAGGTGCTACAACTTTTACAGTTAAAACTGTGGATATGAGACTACACTTTAATATTGGAGAATCAGTTTATGCTAGTAATGATGGTGACCCCGCTACCGCTTTTAGAGTAGGGGTTGTCACCGCCATGGCAGCAAACGCCACTGGAATGACAGTTGACAGTGTATCGGCAACTGTGGCTGATGAAGCCGCTATTTTCAAACTTGGACCTGACCAAAGTGCAGTAACACTAAACGATGGAAGTCTAGCAGTTTCTATTGATGAGACTAACAAATTAGTAGTTTTCGGAAATGGAAATCTTGGTGCAGCAAGTACGGCACATACCCAAGATGGTCGCTGGTGGATTCTAGGTCAACGCTGAGGGGGGTGAACCTCTTTGGCTTTACCGGCAATCAATACGCAGACTTATCTGTTTCCGCCTAGCGGTCCTTATGAAACAGGTATCAGTGTAAAAACTGAGGTAACGATTAATAGTACAGGTACTTCTAACATCGTTACTAATGATGCTGCAAATGCAAATACTGATTTTACTACTGCTAACGCAAATGCGGTGTTCAATCCAAATGCGAAAGAAAACAGCGCAACAAGATTGTTTGTAAGAAAAAGCGATGTGAGCGTTACAGGACAAGGTTTCTTGTATATAGGATTCGTTACCGCAACTAATGTCGGCTCAGACCCGGAGACTTTTACTCTTAGTGAAAAAGCATCATGCACTATACCTGCAAACACACAGTTGTATTCAGATACTTTTGCACCAATGTTAAATGGAAGAGCCGCTGACGTTTTCGCAGGCGCATCAGCAAGTGTTTCAAGTATGGATATAACAGACATAAGGGGTGAAATCGCCGTCGTAGTAAATTATGCTGGTTGAGGGTGATTCATGGGTTTTGACATAAGAAATATTGATTTTGATGACATTCATCGTGCAGAAAAAAGTGGCATAAAATTTGACACTCAATCTGCTGTTGTTGATGATAAAGAACATCCGTTGAAGGGTGTGACAACACAACAAAGAAATAGAAGTACAGAAATAGGTGACATACTTAATATCGGCTCAGGTACAAGATGTCAGCACTGTGGCTTCTTACATTTTTTATGGAGAGCCACATGCGGTAATTGTGAAAAACCCATGGAATATAATTTAGGACATAGAGATGAAAAGAACAGAATGTGATACTATGAGAAAAATTATAATTAAAGAAATGAGGCCCCATCGACAAAAGGTTCTCACACCTGACGGTGAAGAAATAAGACTTCAACAGTGGGCGAATAAGAAAGCCGCTTCCGCTTTGAAAGATGCTGGCGGCGACCCAACTGGAATGCAATTTACACAAGCACGTGATAAACTCATGAGAGATGCAGTTATGCATCCTGAAAATTTCGACATTAAATTTTTTGGCGAAAGAGTACCTTTTGAGGGTCAACAAATAGAAGGTGAAATGCCTATGCAAGAAGAGATGCCTACGCAAGAAGATATGGAAACAGAACACATGCGTAATATTATGACTTCTCACAACACCGCATTTCGTGACGCATGGAGCATATTAAAGTCGTGAGGGGGATTAATGTATGCCAATAGTATTCAGTCCCGGTGAACCTGAAACAAGACCTTTGTACACCACTGAAACTGTTTACACCACGGCACAAAAAGTTGCCGACTTACTCGATATTGGTCCCGGTGAAGAAGTCTTAGCAAGCGCTGACTCGACCTTAGATGGTAGTACAAGCATCTTATATGTTACAGGTACGGATTACAGACTACACGGTTTTTCAGTTGGAGATACTATACGTTTTTACAGTGATAATAATGCTATAGGTAAGGAAGAGGCTATCACTGAAATTGTAAATGCAGGTGCGAATGTAGGATTAAAAGTAAATACTAACATAGGAATATCAAATTTTACAACGGCGCTGAACACTTATATTCAAAATCTAGCCTCTTTTACTAACGGAAAAATACGTGGTTTAACCAAAGCAAAAGTTGACAACGTGATATTAAAAATGCAAGATAAAATTGATAATATTACACACAATGCTTGGCGACCTTATCTTGTTAGTGCTGAATATATCAATTTCGATACATACAAGCCATACCGACGACGATATTATACCGATTACGTTGGAACTGCACCTTTACTATTTAGGAATGTACAACAGATATTAAGAATTGAACTTTGGCAGGGTGATGATTATCGTGAAATATGCGGTGCAGAAGCACGTATCAAATTTGATGATGTATCTTCATTAAGTTCTGCTGCCATATATGTTTCACCGGGTAATGGAAGTGTTGCTACACTCGCTCAAGGCACAGGGACAGGACAGTGGCGTGATGATTTCGATGCGACTACAGTGGCACAAAATTTTGCCGACCTTGTAAATAAGGAAGATAGGGTGAGTAAAGCATCAGTAGAATTCTCACCAACATTTACCTTAGAGGGTTCAACATCTAACGTGGCCCTTCATAATGAATTTCTCGCTAGTGCTAATTCTGACTATGGAACAGGAGTTGTAAAACTTACATCTATGCGAGCAGTAAAAGCGGGAGAAACATGTAGTATTGTATGTACATCTTCTGATATAACCATAGAACAAACTCAAGTAAATACAACCACATTTACAAGTCTTGACTCAACTACAATTAATGTTGCATCTACTACAGGTTTTGTAAATGCTGGTGTTGCTATAGATGCCAGTGGGGATGTATTTCGATACACTGGTAAAACTGCTACTTCATTTACAGGATGTGTAGCAGTTACAGGTAGTTTAGGGGCTATCACTGGTATAATCACTCAACGTTCATTTTTAGTTGATTTGCAGGGTGGTTCAAGTAGTGGAGATAATGCACGTTTGAGAGATTGGTGGCTTGACCACGAAATGGGTATTATTTACTTTAACAATTCTTATCCTTTCTTTGAGTGGAATGCGATTAAGGTTGCTTACGTTTACGGTGAAAGATACGTGGAGAAGGCAATAGAGGATATATGCACAAAAATGGTTGCCATTGAATTGTTAATGGCTGATGACCGTAGTATTTTAATTCCTGAAGGTACACAAAATATTGACCTTGCAAGTAAGGTACAGTTGTACCAAACTGATGTTGACCGAACTTTACCTAAGTATATTGAGATGGTGTTGTTTGAATGAGCGATGAGTTAATCTTCAAAAGGGACAGTGACGATTTCTTTCAACGTATAGTCACATTGTTTAAAGAAGATAAATTTGAACAACAAAAATTAATGAATTTTTTTAAAACTGAGCCGCCTGAATTTCGTGAGAGAATGATGGACATAGAAGCATTAGCCATGGGCCTCAAGATTCAAGATGACGGGTCATATTTTAACAATAACACTAAAAGTAATGCTACAGAAAGTGAGTTAGAAAAACTAAACGAAGCGACAGATAAGGCAATGTTGCGTCAAAATCCTAATTTTTTAAAGTTTAAAATGAGGCATGATGGAGGATTTATCGTGCCCACTGACTTAGAAAAGAGAAGGCAAGAATTCAAAGACAGTCCAAACAAGTTTAAACGGAGGGCTTTCTAATGGTAGCAACTTGGACTGAAGGGCTTGATGTCATCATAAGTTTGTTCAAGGATGACTGGAACAGGGGTAATACGAGAAACTACAGACCTATTGTTTTGGACGTTGCTGACGTATCACCTGAGCGTGGTAAGAGGCTTGACCTACAAAAATCAGATTACATACTTTGTTATGAAACGGCACACAATGAAGAAGCACCGGAATTGTTTTACGATTTCGTCACAACACGTATAAATATAACCGTTGACATGCGAACAATTAAGAGTAGGAGTCATCTCCAATCGCTTGAGAACGAAGTTCGTCGGTTAATACATACAAAGAGAAAGGGTGATGGGACAAATTTTGACAGGCTAGTGTTTAAGACAAGAACAGATTTGAGTGATAGGAGTAAAAAATTGTTTAGAATGACGTTTCAGATTGAGGTTGTAATATTAGCAGAACAAATACCGTGAGATGATTAAAAATGCCAAGCACAGTCTATAAGGGAGATTTAGCAGAAGTTTCTTTTGCACCAGAAACAGGAATGGTAAT